GCCAAACTGAGTTGGCCTTCTTTAGCGGGCACATCACGCCAACTAACTCCGTTCATGTCGTACGCGCGAATGCGTTCTTCTAGAACGCATCGACGATCTATTAGGTCTGCTTTCTCAAGCTTCGCCAGTTCTTTACGTTTCGTGGCAGTTAGTTTAGACATATTACCTCTTTAACGGCCGGCGCGACTTAGGCACCGGCAGCCTCTTAACTACTGGTAGCTCTTTACTGGGCGGCGGGGTCTCCACAGGTAGGGCATCTGCGGGACGATAGGTTTCGGCCGCAAGGTGTCTTTCTTCGGCATCTGGGTGGGCAAGGCCTATTTGGATAAGCCTCTCCGCTACCTTATCCGCCGCGACCTTCTTTCCATCCGAGTCGCGGAAGACACCTTTAGGTCCTTCGTAGATGCCGTGGAGTGCGCTCTTAGGCATCCGGTGTCTTCTTTCGACTGGACCGTACCGGCTTGGGTTTGGGTTCCGGCTCAGCGGGTGCAGGTGCTGGAGCGGGTTCCGGTTCCGGTTCGGGTGCAAGCGGAGGTGGGACGGCCGGGGTAGGTGTGGGAACGATGACAGCGAGACGAATCGGCTGCTTGATGTTTTGCTGTATACGAAGTAGTTTAGCGGCCTCGTCTGGCGGAATGATCTTGCCATCGGCGTTGTGGTAGGTGCCGTTCGGGCTACCGTAGATACCACCAGGAACAGTTGTTGACATTTTAGTGTCTCCTTTTTCTAGGCTTCCAACCGTGGTCTACCGCGTTCAGAAGCCTTTGTTGCGCCTTCGCCTTCTTTAGCGAAGTGCGTTTAGCATGAACTCCTTTCGGAGTTCGTACACGATAACCGCCTTTGACTTTCTTTATCTTAGCGGGCATTTGAAGTCTCCTTGGGATGGCGAAGGGAGGAGGGCTCTCCGCCATCCCTATCAAGGGGAGGAGATATGACTTACATGAGTGTGATGGTAGGATCGGTCCAAGTACCGCTGGCGAAGTATAGTGCCGCGGCGCTCAAACGACCCCAAACACCAATACCGAACTCGGCTTCCATGTCCTTAGCGTACAGAGGATAATCCTCATTCTCTGCCGCAATGCGAAGGCCCTGAAGTCCTTGGGCGTCGCGTTGGCGGAATGCGAGAGGCTTGTCAGCCGCGAGCGCATCCCACACCAACAGGTAGTTAGCCGGGATCCACGACTTTACCCAGACTTCCGCGCCACCGAAGATACCAATGGCACGATTATCCAGGCGGGAGATATCCAGGGTTTGACCTGGAGTATCGGTTACGCGGTAGACGATACGCGGATCGACGTACGCGACGAACCCTGTCAGTAAGCGGAATGCCGCTTCGTCGGTTGTGCTGATAGCGAGTTTCACATCGCCACCATATCCGTGCTCGATTACATCGTTGATGCATGCCGTTACGGCACCCGCGGTGAGTGTTGCGTTAGCGTTATAGTGCGTATGTGTCGCACCGTCGAAGACTTCACCGTTAGGACCGTTCGGGATGCTTGAGGAGTCTGCGTTGATGAGCCTCTTGACTGCGATGTCGACCTTGTCGACCAGGTGGTCATTGAACGTGTAGTTCGCTGACAGGAAGATGGCACGTTTGATCTCGTACTCGATCTTCCTCATGTGGGCCTGCTCGGCCGCCAAGACCATTGTCGCGAGTTCGGAGGGCGCGTGGTTCTGCATCCACTTGTACGTCCAACCAACGTTGTACTGGAACAGCCTGAGCGGGAAGCCCGCTGTGGCTCCGGCGCGCACTTTCTGCGTAGGAGCTAGGCCGTACTCGTCGACCTCGACCATTTCACCACCAACGGAGCCGCCATAGGCGCGCAACTTCTGTGTGGTAAACTCAACCATGTTCGCTACCATCTCGTTGACGAGGGCGTTGTGGGCAGCGAGGTCTTTGCTGATGATTTCGTTGATCACTTCCATACCAACGTCAGTGATGGTTGTGGGGAAACGGGTAGCGAGTAGATCGCTAATATCATGGGTACCAGTTAGGACAGCCATTTCATCACCTCGTTACGCGACCGGTACCGCGAGGACATAAGCCTCGCCAGCAGGAAAGTCACCACCAGTTGAAGCAATGGTGACACGAATAGGACCACTGATCGCGATGTCGACGTGATCGTTGTCAAGCTCACCTGCCCGAGCGATATCTTTATCGCCCTTGGCTGAGCAGTCAATCGCGTCCGAAATAGCGTCGGTGTTGTTCTTGAGAGTGACGAGGCAGCCAGCAGTGCCGGCACCGTCCAGGCGGACCCAGAAGTCCAAAACGCGGAGCTTCAGGTCATTCACGACGTCGATGTTCGCGTTCGCGCCACCTGCGATGGTGATGCGGTGGAGCACGGGAACTGCTGACATCGTGTCGAGCGCAGCATTAAACTCGACCTTACCGCCGTTGACACCTTCAGATGCGGCACCGTTAGCCAGCTTGGCCTGGGTGACGCCTAGGGCAGCTAACTCAGTAGTACCGATGGTGCCTGCACCTACGGTTGCTGAGGTTAGTACCGGCAGTGTGCGGATGATCACGATATCCGATGCGGTAAGCGCCATCGCGTAACCAAAGGCATCGCCGGTTGTCGGTGCTGTGTCGAGCCGCCCCGCTGTAGCACCCAGGTAGCATACATCTCCTGGGGTGAGTAAGCTGTCGCTGTATTTGAACCGTGTTCCGATTCCAAATAGAGTGACAGGTTGTCCAGACTTGACAGCGCGTGCTGTGAAGCCCACAACTTCTGCGGCTTCATTTGCGGCTGTACCATTGGACATGTACACTAGACCGTCGGAGCTCTTGATGTAGCACGGAGCTACGAGGTCTAGGTCTTCGCCAGCAAGCAGACCAGCTTCGACTTGATGAAACTGGTTGGCATCCATGCTTGCGACGGTACTACGAGTTAAAAGCGACATAGTTTATTTCTCCTTAACGTTAGGCTAGACTTTGTGGTAGCGACCTGACTCCCGTTTCTTCTTCTTGACAGCGTCGATGTCTCCCGTTTTGAGTCCCTTACCTTTGTCGCTACCTTCAATGTTGTACCGAGGACGGGCTTCCTCAGTCCCTAGCAAGTAGGGTTTCTTCTTTACGAGCGCCTTGATCGCTTCCTCTACGCCTAAGATTTTTCCTGTCTTCTCGTCGATCTCCAACAAGTCCAGGTCGAGCATGGCGTAGGCATCTTGCGGATCTGCGAAGTCTTTCGCAGCAGCGAGTACGGCGTTTTTGATACGTTCGTCAAGCAACTCATCTTTGAGCCGCTTTTGCTCGGCTTCCGCAGCCTCGCGGGCCGCGTTAGCTTTCTGCACTTCAGTCATCTCCGCTTCCTGCTTCTTCTTCTCAGCGGCTTCGAGAACGTCGAGACGGGCGAGTCTGTCCTTCACGCCTTTGTTAAGCCCACGCTCTGAGACGAGCGCGTTCTTGAGGTTTGCGGTGAACTCCTCGATCGTCTTACGGATCTCCGGGTCAAGCGTCTCAAGGTATTCGTTGAACGCTTCTAGGGGATCTTTCTTCTCGGCTGCTGCTTTAGCCGCGGCCGTTGCAGCAGCTTCGGCGGCGGCTTTGTCAGCCGCTGCTTTAATCTGTTCAGGTGTCTGTTCTGCCATTGCTTACGTTCCTTTCGGCTTCTCGCCAGTAGAATCCGAGCGCTGCTCGGTCCGTGCTTTTATAGCCGCTGCCAATTGCTCGGGCGGCTTCTTACCTTCAGGAGGAGGGATTGGGTTGCCATTCTCGTCCACGTTGTTCTGCATCTTCTGTTCGGGCGGTAAGGCATCCTGTTCCCATTTGGCTATCTTAGCCGCGTACTCCGGGGTCTTCTTCATGAGTGCTATCTGTTCAGTCGAATAGCCGGCCTCAGCCCATAGTATCTCTTCGGGGATGCCGAATTTCTTCTTCTCGAGAAGTTCTTCCGACGTCTGGTTGTTCAACCAGACTGTGAAGAACGTAATAGTCTCATCCAGTTCTGGGAGGCCCACTCCAAAGGTGTTCTGGAGTCGCCTTGCCATCTCCATACATGCTTCCCACGCGTCTCCGTATATAACGCGTCGGTCCGCAGCCTTCTTCTTTAGCTGTGTGTTCTGTTCCTTTAGTGTCTCTTGCGATGCAATTAACTTCGTAGTCGTAAAGCGTGAGGTAGGCGTACCAGTCACCTGTGCGGCTAAGAGTACGAAGTCCTTCAACGCGTTTACCATCGCACTAGGATCCGACCCTGTGATTACCTGTACCTTACCCTGCGGATCGCGAGTACCTACAAACTGTCCAGGTCCTACCGGTAATAGATTCGAACCATCTGCTTTCGGCTTCTCGCCGTCCGTGGTCGGGAACCACCCTAACGCTATGAGCATTTGGAAGGCGGTTAAGTCATCGGATGCTAAGACGTCAACGAACGTCTTGTTTGCTGCGTCTTGGATCGGTATCGCGTCCCAGTGTTCTGGCGTCATACCGACGTTACGGAAATGAATCACCGGAATGCCTAAAGGCTTACCATCCTTGGCTATCCACGGTATAGGCCAGGGTTCGGGAATAGGATTACCGTTCTCGTCTTTCTGTAGTTCCGCTTCGTCTGGCGCGTAATGTTTCCACGTACCCGAGTCGTTGAACCACTTCTCGATATGGTCAGGATAATAGATGTTGCGACGTGTGTTCGAGGTAGCAGTTCCGTCCTTGTCGTATGTAGTCTGTACCCACTCCTTGACGGCACACTTTGCGGGCTGATTCACGTCGTTGTTCTCGTAGATCATCCAACAACCTTGTCCGTCACCACCCTGGTCCTCAATGCTTGTGTACCTATAGTTATGGGTGAACCGCGGCCGGTTCTTTTCATAGTCGTAGTCTGTAATAATGAAGGTCTCTCTATCGGCGAGTGCTGATTCGTGTACCTCCGCCTGAATGGCGTCCATATGGTTTGCAGTCCAGGTATCCCAAGCCCACTTAGCTTGGGGCTTTATCCCGTCCTTAGCCATTTCCTCTGAGGTATTGAAACCTGACACCGATAGTTCATCCTTAACCGCAAGTACTACCGTACGGCAAATGTTCAGGCTGAAGGGCTTCACGCCAGAATGCAAGTCCAAGAACTCTTTGACACGAGCAGTCATATACACGTCCTGGTCGCCGTTAAAGTATCGACGAGCCAGGGCTACAGACGCGTCGTCAGCCGCGATCGCTTTGACTAACGCGTCGATGTATGACATATCAACTGTGACTATAGGATACGGAGCATTTAGCATCTCTACCTCGACATGTATTTGACCGCAAACGTCTCAACGGGCTGTGATGCCGCACTCGTTAAGGCTAACATATAGGCGATAGCATAATCATCTAGTTCACCTTCAGGTGCTTCGAGGGTTGCACCCTCTACTAAGGTTAGCTGCGTCTTTGTCTTGGCGCAGTGGATGATTCCTTGCTTATCCCGGAGTAGATCCGCGCCTAAAGAGTACATAAGGGCTTTGCTCTTGGCGGTGGTCTGCCATCCTACGTGCAGATCCAGTCCGGTAAGTAACTTATTACGGTAGTTGTAAACGTCCGAAAGCGCTAGTATAACGGCATGACCATGATTGTTTCGTTCTACCATTATCTGTGCGCCGTGGTATATCTTCGAGAGCTCTACAAGATAACCTGCAAATACGTTCGGTTCTATCTTACCTGCTAGCGTTGCGACTTCCTCGAGGCCATTACGGTCGACAACGCAGGCTACGGAGTCATCGCTACTCGGGTTTCCTTCCGCAGGGTCTGCGCCTATGATGTATTGGTGCC